ACAAGAGTTACTAGATGCTTGTACAATACTTATTGGACATAACATAGTACACGACTTGATGTGGATATGGGAATGTGGTCTAACCTATACAGGTCCTGTGTTTGATACTATGTTAGGTGAGTATGTTTTACAACGTGGTGTCAAGAAAGCATTGTCTCTTGAGGCATGTGCTGAGAGATATGAGTTAGCTACACAGAAACAAGATACCTTAAAAGAATACTTCAAGAAAGGTTTCTCAGTTGCTGACATACCACCTGAAGAATTATCTGAGTACTTGTCTGCTGACTTACATGCAACACAGCAGTTATCAGATGAAATATATAGAAAACTAAATACTGTTGAATATAGCGAGTTGATGGATACAGTTATACTAACTAACAAGGTTGCTTTAACACTAGCAAACATATATCAAAAAGGGTTTGCAGTAGATTTAAATAAGCTTGAGGAAGTTAGAGTTGAGTTTGAGACAGAGAAACAAGACATAGAGAAACGTCTAAAGATTCAAGTTAAAAACTTAATGGGTGACACACCTATCAACTTAAATAGTCCAGAGCAGATGTCTTGGGTTATATATAGTAGAAAGCCTAAAGATAAAACTACTTGGACACACAACTTTGATTCATACATGAAGACATCTAATTACAAAGAAGTAGTTAGTGAGACATCAGACATAGTGTACAAAACTATAGCTGTAAAATGTAAGGACTGTTATGGATCAGGTTCAATGAGAAAGGTTAGAAAAGATGGAAACCCTTATGTTAAGCAACCCAAGTGTAATACTTGCATTGGTACTGGCTACACTTTTACTAATAGCAACAAGATAGCAGGATTAAAGTTCTCTGCACCATCAGCTAAATGGGTAAGTGCAAATGGTTTTAGTGTTAATAAAAAGTTTCTTGATATATTACATGATGGTGCTAAGAAATTAAATATGTCAGAGGCAATGAGTTTCTTATCAGACTTACAAAGACTGTCTGCATTAGATACTTACTTGTCATCCTTTGTACAAGGCATAAAGACATACGTAAAACCTGATGGTAAGTTACATGTAAGATTGTTACAACATAGAACATCTACTGGTAGGTTTAGTGGTGCAGACCCTAACATGCAGAACATGCCTAGAGGTGGTACGTTTCCTGTGAAGAAAGTGTTTGTATCACGTTGGGATAATGGAAAGATATTGGAGGCAGATTTTGCACAACTTGAGTTTAGAGCTGCGGCATATTTATCACAAGATAAAGTCGCTATTGAGGAGGTTGCGACTGGATTTGATGTTCATGCGTATACGTCTAAAGTTATCAGTGATGCTGGTCAACCAACGACTAGGCAAGAGGCTAAAGCACACACGTTTGCACCGTTATATGGTGCGACTGGGTTTGGTAGAAGTAAAGCAGAAGCTTCCTACTACGAGCACTTCACAGAAAAGTACAAAGGAATCAAATCATGGCACACCAGATTGGCTAAAGAAGCTCTAGCTACAGGTAAGATAACTACACCGTCAGGTAGGCAGTTTGCTTTCCCGGATGTACAAAGACTTATGTCAGGTAAGATATCTAACTTTACACAGATAAAGAATTATCCCGTGCAGTCATTTGCTACTGCTGATATAGTTCCTTTGATACTGATGTATATTGAGAAACAGTTAGAGCCTTATCAGTCTTGTGTGGTTAATAGTGTACATGACTCAATAGTAGTTGATGTACATCCAAGTGAAGAAAGACAAGTATTAGATGTAATCAAAACAACTAATGACAATATGATAACTCTTATAGAAAAAGAGTTTAAATTAGAGTTTAATGTACCACTATTATTAGAGGCAAAAATAGGTACTAATTGGCTTGACACTAAAGATGTCGCATGATATAACTAGGCACTCATTGAAAGGAGAAAAATTAAATGAATGATTTAATAAATATAAATACGGATAGCTATGCAGATTTAGCTAAAGCTATGGGAATAGCTACAGAGGTTTCTGCAAAGCCAAAGAAGTCTGGTAATCTAAACAGACTAAGAATATGGCACTCACCTATGATGGGTCAAACAGAAGTCAACGGTAAGATGGCTAATGTTGAAGTCATTGAGGGTGGTGCTTATAGATTAGAAGTAGTTGAAGAAAGTGGTTCTACATACTACTACGCTAAGAATGTTAGTATTCGCCCATTTATGCAAAGGTTCATGCTACGAAGATATATAGCAAATCTTAATGCAAAAGCAGGTGAACCAAAAGGTATGTTCCATAGAACTATTATGTCTGATAATCTAAATACTGATTTGAAAGATAACACTGGTAGATTCAACTGTGGCAAACCCTCTGGTTACATAGAAGACTTCAAAGCTTTAGCACCAGACATGCAAGACTTAATCAGACAGATTAAACGTGTTCGTGTTATCTTTGGTGTGGTTACATTGGATGAGCCTACTAATGAAAAAGGTGAGGCTGTACTATTAGGCGATGTTCCATTTATATGGGAGATTGACAACAAGGATGCTTTCAAAACATTAGGCGATCAGTTTAATGAGTACGTTAAGAAATCTAGATTGCCTATACAGCATCTAATACATCTCAATGGTACTAAAGCAAATCAGTTACCTAATGGAAGTAGTTTCTATACTCCTATTGCAGAAGTAGACTTTGGTGAAGCGTTTGATGTTTCAGAGGAAGACCAAAAGTTGTTTGGTGACTTTGTTGATTGGATAAAGAACTTTAATGATTACATCTGTAAAGAATGGGAACAAAAGGTAGAGACTAGACAAAACCCTGTGTCTCCTGAAGAGATGGAAACTGTTGAGTCTTTCATTGACATTGAAGGGAATAACTAATGAATCATGTCGCTGAATTGAAGTTGCATCAGTACATGACAGATGCAGTCAATGGTAAATCTAATATGTCAGATGAGGTTATAGACCAAGTAGCAAATGATGTAAGAGATGCTTTGCAACGTCAGTTTAGTGGCAAGGTTAAAAGAAAAGACTTTAGGTTACGTATGTCAAACATAGGTAGACCTACATGTCAACTTTGGTACGAAAAGAATAAACCTGAAACTGCTTTACCTAAATCAAATAACTTTATGATGAACATGATGTTAGGAGATATAGTTGAGGCAGTCTTCAAGGGTTTGTTAAAAGCCGCTAAAGTTGATTATCAAGACTCTGAGAATGTTATCTTAAAATTAAAAGATGATAATGTTTCCGGGTCTTACGACTTAGTTATTGACGGTGCAGTTGATGATGTTAAATCAGCATCTGATTGGTCTTACAAAAATAAGTTTGAATCTTATGACACACTAAGTAGTGGCGATGGATTTGGTTATGTAGGACAACTTGCTGGTTATGCAAAAGCTTCAGGCAAGAAAGTAGGAGGTTGGTGGGTTGTAAACAAAGCCAATGGTCACTTTAAATATGTACCTGCAAGTGGACTCAATCTAGATGATGAGATAAAAAAGATTGAAGACACAGTTGCTACTGTCAATACAAATAAGTTTGAGAGATGTTTTGAACCTGAGATTGAAACATTCAGAGGTAAAGCAACAGGTAATACTGTTTTAAATAGTAACTGTAAATTTTGTGATTACAGATATGATTGTTGGAATCTAACTGATAAACCAGCCGTCATGTCAAAAGCACAGACACCTAAGATTGTTTCTTACATTAGCTTGGTGGACAATGTCTCCTCATAAAGTAAGAAGAGAAGCACTGAAGTATGGGTACAGAAGTGGACTAGAACACTCTATATCTTTGTATTTAAAGAAGTTGAAACATACATTTATGTATGAGTCAATGAAGATAGAATGGGAAGATTTAACTTACCGTACCTATACTCCAGACTTTATACTAAACAATGGTATAATAATAGAAACTAAAGGGAGGTTCTTAGCTGCAGACAGAAAGAAACATCTCTGCATAAAAAAGCAACATCCTAAATTAGATATTAGATTTGTCTTTACAAATAGTAGAAGTAAGCTTAGTAAAGGTGCTAAATCTAATTATGGGCAATGGTGCATTAAGCATGGTTTTAGGTATTATGACAGAATCATACCTGAAGATTGGCTAAAAGAAAAAGGTAAAAATAAACACTTGAACTTTATTAAATTTTCAGGTACAAAGATAAGGAGATAATATTATGACTGATATATTAGAAACAAGAAACCCTAACTCATGCTTTATAGAATTACTACCTAAGTGTGAGGGTAGTTATTGGACTGGCGAAGTGGAACTAAACATTATAGCATCACAGAAATCTAATCTAGATGATGAGAGCAGAAGTAGTTTACTACACCTAAGTCAGTTAGTTGCAGCATCAATGGCTCTTATGGAGAAAGACCCTAGCTTATATACTAGACTAGATGAATTTGTTTCTGAGCCTGATGATGAAGTCAAACCTAAAGTAAGAACATCTATTGAAGGTAATGTAGTATCTGTAAATTTTACTAGTGAAAAAAAATAATGAGACATATGGAGTACATGAGAATGATGGCAGATAAGATAAAAAACAAATCAGAAGAGGAACAAGTTAAATATTTAAGTGGTGTCACAAAAGATATGCCATCTACGGATATGGTTAACAGTCCTCTGCATTATAACAAAGCAGGCATTGAGACTATAGATGCTCTAGAGGCTATGTTAGTTGATGGTTTTGACTATTATTTACAAGGCAATATAGTTAAATACCTATGGAGATTTAGATACAAGAATGGTGTAGAAGACCTCAAAAAAGCACAGTGGTATCTAAATAAACTCATTGAGGTCTATGATGATAAAAGTTAAAATGCTTATGACTTTAGCCGTAGACAAAGAGGAGTACCCCATACCAGCGGATGGGAAAGTAGGAGAAGAAATAGAAGAGTACATCAAAGATGTGATATATGATGTAGAAGGTTTAAAAATTAAAAGCTTAAAAACAATTACAGAGGAGACATAAATGTTAAGAAATTACCTACCCACAGATTACCAAAACTTCATAGCACTCTCTCGCTATGCAAGATGGAAAGATGACGAACAAAGAAGAGAGAACTGGGGAGAAACTGTAGACAGATACTTTGATTATATGCAATCTCACCTAGAGAATAATCATGGTTATATTGTTACTAAAGCTCTCAAGAATAAACTAACAGAGCAGATCATGTCATTAGGTGTTATGCCTAGCATGAGAGCCTTGATGACTTCAGGACCTGCCTTAGACCGTTGCCATGTAGGTGGTTACAACTGTAGCTACATACCAGTAGATAGTCCACGTTCATTTGATGAATGTATGTACATACTTATGTGTGGCACAGGTGTTGGCTTCTCTGTTGAACGTGAGAATGTAGATAAGTTACCTATAGTCAATGAACACTTTGAAGACAGCACTACTATCATAAAAGTTGCAGACAGCAGACCCGGATGGGCAAAAGCTTTAAGAGAACTTATTGCTATGCTATATGTAGGTCAAGTTCCTACGTGGGATACATCAGAAGTAAGACCAGCAGGTGCTAGATTAAAAACATTTGGTGGTAGAGCATCAGGTCCTGCACCTCTCATAGAGTTGTTTCACTTCTGTATTCAAAAGTTCAAAGGTGCTAAAGGCAGACGATTGTTTCCTATTGAGTGTCACGACTTAATGTGCAAGATAGGAGAAGTTGTAGTTGTTGGTGGTGTCAGACGTTCTGCTCTTATATCATTGTCTAACTTAGGTGATGACCAAATGAGACATGCTAAATCAGGTCAATGGTGGGAGAATGAAGGTCAACGAGCATTAGCTAATAACTCTGTAGCATTTAAAGGTAAGCCTGAAATGGGTACATTCATGCGAGAATGGACATCTTTGTATGAGTCTAAGTCTGGTGAACGTGGTATCTTTAACAGAAAAGCCGCACAAGTTAAAGCATCTGAGAATGGTAGGCGAGAGGCTGACCACTACTTTGGTTGTAATCCATGTAGTGAGATTATACTTAGACCATATCAGTTCTGTAATCTTACGGAGGTAGTGTGTAGAGCCACAGATGACTTAGTATCCTTAAAAGAAAAGGTACGTATGGCTACAATCTTAGGTACATTTCAATCAACTCTTACTAATTTTAAATACTTACGTAAGATATGGAAGGATAACACAGAAGAAGAAAGACTATTAGGAGTTTCCCTAACAGGTATTCTTGACTG